TTATTTCATTGGCGGTTCGTATGGAAGGGTATCAATACGTAGGGTGCGATAATAAGCCAGTCGTTCACGAAAATAGGTGCGCAGATGTTCAGGCTGCTCACGCTCAACCAGTTCCGCGATAACCGGCATGTGATAGCGTTCTTTATACGATACGCCAGCTGCGGCTAAGTCGACATTAACTTTGTCCATCTCTTCCTGAGGAAGATCGGCTAGATTGAAACTCATATGACCTCCTGTTGCGTCGGCCTCATTATTCCAGAATGTTTCGTTTGACTCTATGGCTTATTGAAATTGAGATTATCAGCAGAATAAAAAGCAAACGGGCCGCTGGAGAGGCGGCCCGGTTTGTTTACCACTTTTTTGTTATAACTTCACGCTACATGATTTTATTAGTTGTAGCTGTGCTATCGGGTGTTTTTTATAATTCCATATAAATCAATCAAATATATCAATTCTGATACTGTGTATTGTTCCAGTGCTTTTTGTTGTTTATGCTGTTGTGCAACGAAATGTGGGGCACGTGGTGGGGCACGCAGATTGGCTTTTAGTTAGCCAGCCAGTAAAACAATTCTTTAATGGCTGTTCTCTCACGTGCGTAGAAAGTAGGTAGGTTAGGTTGGTTAAGTCGGTTATTTGTATCTATATCTATATAAATCATTAAGTTATGTATTTATATTTAACCGACCCTTATCCGACTTTGGCTTCATTTAACCGACCTAGCCACATATCTAGCCAATAAATTGCTAATAATGAGGTGCCAAGTGGCAGGCAGCATAAACAAATTGACTGACCGAAAGTTGAAATCAGTGCTCGGGCTTCCAGCGGAGAGAGAGTCTAAATTAGCCGATGGTGGCGGTTTGATGGCTAGGATAAGCAAGAATGGTGCTGTGAGCTGGTTTTTCCGTTATCGACTCGGAGGGCGCGACACAGAGCCATATAGACTTAATCTGGGCAAGTATCCTGACGTGACTCTCAAGCAAGCTAGAGAAATGCGCGATCAATGTCGTTCTTGGCTGGCAGAAGGTAAAGACCCCAAGCTTCAACTAAAGCTGATCAAAAGTGAGTCGCTGAAACCAATAACCGTAAGAGATGCTATTCACTACTGGATCACAGAATATGCCGAAGATAACAGAGCTAATGTTAAATGGCACAAGGCTCAATTAGAGAAGCATATTTATCCATTTATTGGGGATATGGCGCTTTCTGACTGTGAAACACGTTACTGGCTGCAATGTTTTGATCGCATGAAAAAGAAGACGCCAGTTGCATCCGGATATGTGTTCCAAATGTGTAAGCAGGCTTTGAAATTTTGCCGCGTTCGGCGCTATGCAATCTGTACAGCCCTCGAGGATTTAACTGTCCCTGATGTTGGTAAGACCCAAGCCAAGAAAGATCGTGTATTAAGTGAGCGCGAAGTAGGTGATTTATGGCGAGCTATATCCAACGAGAATACCTTTATTCCTTATTACAACAGCCTAATAAAAGTGATTACAGTCTTTGGGTGTAGGACGCAAGAAGCAAGGTTGTCGGAATGGAAAGAATGGGATCGTGATGAGTGGATCTGGACGGTACCCAAGGAACACACTAAAGCTGGTGAGAAAATTGTGCGTCCGATTCCTGAAGGGTTGCGTAATTTTATAGAGCAACTGTATAGCGAAACCCAAAAGACTGGGCTATTGCTTGGCGAAGTCAAAAGTAGTGGGGCCGTTAGCCAATGTGGAAGGGCTATATATAAAAAGCTTGGACACTCTGAGCCGTGGACTATGCATGACTTGCGGCGAACTTTAGCAACACATATGAACAATATGGGGATCGCACCACACGTGGTTGAGCAGCTTTTAGGCCACGCTATGCCGGGTGTAATGGCTATTTATAACCGTAGCCAGTACCTACCAGAGAAGCTGGATGCGCTGAGTAAGTGGGTTGAACGGCTTGATGTGCTGGCGGGCAATCATAAAAACGTAGCTATTTTAAAGGTTGGTGAAAAATGAGAATTAATAAAAAAAGTGATCTACCTAAATGGTTTAAACTCTCAGATTATGAAATATACAAAGATATGAAAGATGATGACATGCTCGATCAACTCTGTTGCCGTAGCAATGCTTTGATGGTAGGGGAATTCAAAAAAGATGGTTTCTTCGGAAAAAAAATATCTAATGGCTTATACGTCGAGGATTATGAGGAGTTACCCGTAACCATAAATCAAGTTAATAGACTCGATATCAATTATTCATACTCTTTAACTGAGGGTGCTGCTATATCCCCATTGTCAGTAAGGGATTTAAGGTTTATGTCGCGAGAGCTTTTATCAGAGAGTAATATTAATATTAATGTGGAGCCAGATCCTAAATTAAATGATAGGTTTCTTCATGTTTCAGCGATTAATAAAGAGTCACTGTATTTCGAGGGTTTTTTTTGTAGGATAAACTTGATGAAGCATGATGACATTATTATAGATGAATTGAAAGAGCTCCTAAATGACTGGAGAGAAGAATTAGACTTAGAAAAACCAGAACCTACCATTAAAAATGGTTGGAATGTCGTAAGAGATAAGCTTATAGCTTACAACGCCATTCCATTAATTGATTTAATGTTATGGGAAGTTGCAACAGGGAATAAGATAACCAACGGTGTTCTAGCGGTGACTTTATTCCCAGATGGAGAATATGACTCCATACAAATGAATCAAACGATCAAAAAATTTGTGGTAGCTTTACTTGACTATAGAACTATAGAAAAAATCGCGCACGAAATTTCTACTAAATAATTTTTGGGAAATTGTATTCGAAATTTTGACATGGATGTTTTAACTTAACAAATATAATTATTTTTACATACTGCACAGATAGTTTACTTATATCAAGATAGCCTCCACAAACTTAGAAACAGTGGAGGCAACATGCTTAAGAAACCATTCGACGCTGCACAGTTATTGAAAGAAGTGCCAAATACCACGCTTTATAAATATCCCACAGAAGAAGAACGCCGCTATATTCTCGGTGCATATGGCTTCCCATTCGATCGCAATATCAGAGAGAAACTTTGTGATGAGATTTCCGGCGTATCACGTTCTACCCGCTGGAAATTAGAGAATGAAGGCCGCTTCCCCGCTCGCCGTGCATTAGGTCGTAACTCTGTTGCTTGGCTTCTCTCTGACGTGCTCTGGTGGGTTCGTAATCCTCCAGTCGTTGAGAACGTCAATAACCCCTACAGCCGTAAATCAGCTTAATTAACCACAGGTAATTTGAGATGAAAAAATTAACTGCCTTAACTGGCTGTGGACAGACTCACCCCAAAACCATCACGAGCGGTACTTTGGTTAATGGCTTACCTATCGAATTAGTTCGCCAGTGGAACGAATATCCAACAAAGCAAAGTTTTGCCGTATCGGTATCTACTGAAGTGCGCCGTCAGTATTACCTGAATGATGCCGCGTTCAGTGAGGCCATGCGTGAGGCGGGTTATTTACCGGTTCGTACGAGAAAACTGACTGGAAAGGATGGTCGTTTCTGGTTGTACCGTGTTACAGGCAAAGACAAGGGGGTTGTCGCAGAGAAAACCGCACCGCACAAGGCTTACAGCGTTTTTGTGCAGGTATCAGAGCACCCGAAAAAGGCGTTTAAGCGTGTCGCCGTCGATGGTAAATGGCTGCATGTCTATGCTGACCACATTCGTTTTCTGACCAAAAAACGTGTGCGCGTTGAGGGTAAGCAGGTCATGGGCTACACGGCTAAAGGCTTGCTGGTGGAGGTATTGGCATGAGTGCTTATTTGAATCTGCAAGCTGGCCAGAATGAAATCCTTATTCAGCACAAACAAGAGGCTCGCATCGATTCGAGAGTTATTTCTCAACGAGCAGGAATACAACACGAAAGTTTGGTTGCAACGATCAATACACACCAGAGTAAGTTACGTGAGCTTGGCGCATTACCTCGCCAAACCATGAAAGAATTACCCGATTTGAAATCGGGAAAATCGAATCGCAAGCGTGGGCGTCCAGAAATCAGTTATTTATTAAATGAACCACAACTTGATTACATCATGCGTGTAATTCGTGGGCGCGATCCTGAGCGAATGAACCAGTTCAAACTGGACGTCACCAAAGCATTCTCTAAACGACGTGCCGCCGCGCCCATTCGCCGTGAGTATTTACCCGGCTATCACGAAAGCCGTGATGGACTGAAAGCCTTGGGCGCACAGCGTCATCATTACATCAATCTGGCCCGCGCTGAAAATCGCGTTGCTGGCTTGTCGGATGGTGAGCGTGGCACCGCTGACGAGCAGCAATTAGGTTTGCTCGTAGTAATGCAGAAGATTGAACATGCGGCTTTTGATGAAGCGGTGCGTAATGGCATGAGCCCGAGTGAGGCTGTTCGAGAGGTTGCTCGCCGTATGGACACTTTCGCTAACTTGATCACCTCAGCACCAGTCTTAGGGAGTTTAGCATGATGACTAATATCTATGGGGTGTGCCCAGAAAGAGCCTTGCAGCACAAGGGCTACGGCGATTTTGTGCAGCATACTAACCCTCTTAAAGAGGGGATGTTGCGACTAGCTTTAAACGAGCCTCAAACCTTGCAGGTAACTATCGGTTACTTACAAAACCAAGCGGCATATTTGCAGCTTGCCTATAACTCATTGAAAAGTATTCAAACCCCGAATTCGGGGTTTGCTACTAACCCATTGAAAAGGTTGCAGACGCCAAATATGGCGTCTGGTCAAACTTTGCGCAACTCTTTTGGATGTGTGCAAATCAAACTTGGTGAAACGCCGAGTTTAAAACTGAAAGCAGATAACTCTTTGATTGGCCTTATCTCTGTCAGAGAACCAGAGTTAGTCAACCAGTTGATTCAGCTTAATTATCGCGAATCGCGAGAATCGGCTAACTCGTTGATCCAGCTTAATTCCGTCGATTCAACGGAATCGGCTAACTCATTGATTATGTCTAAAACCTGCATTGCAGGGACTTCACCTAATGTATTGATGAAGTCTGATGCCAACCATTTTCCTAGCAGAGATGACACGCAGAAGGCGCAAAAAGAAAAAGGCAGCGTTCGCAGCGCTGCCCTTTGGGATGATTACTCGTTCAACCATGAGGCGAATCATTATAGTACAGATTTGGATAATAACGCAGATTTGCGTTTGTACGGGACTTTGAGTCCTGCACAAACTTTGCACGCCGAAATTATCGGTACGCAAAATTTGCAGGTAACTAAACGATACTCGCAAAACAACCCCAAAATAATCGGGGCAGTTGGCAGCGCTAACGATATTAGCTCCGCTCAGCTTTCCGGTTCTGGTCTGGCTTTCTTGCGCTGGCGTCGTTTGATTTCGCCTCTAGCAGCAGTAACTAAAAAACCAGCAGTACTTTCACCATCTTCCTTAACTTGTTCGATTAACTCAAGGTCATCAAGTGGCAGCCTTACAGAAACTTGTAAGGACTTATTGTTCTTTCTTCCCGTTGCCATTACTGGATCTCACTGTGGTAGGTGGTGTTCAGTATGCACGAAAAATTATTCAATACAATCGTTGACGTGGTGTTCACCTGAGAATATATTGGTGGTGTTCACCTTGTTGTTATCATGGTGCATCATCAGCGAAGCCCAGCTGGACGGCAATCCAGTCTGGGCCTCTATCCACAATGTTATCGGAGCTAACACTATGGCATTTACTCATAGTACCCAAACTCGCCCTAAATTTACATACCTGTTCTTGGGCACCCCAAGTGATTTACCTACTTGCACACCCACTGTTCTTCGCGCTGAAGCGGACACTGAAGCAGAAGCACGTGCCAAATTTATTGATTGGGATCTGACCTTTGCAGCACAGATCCGCACGGCTGCACCTTCTCGTCTGCAATTGTTCTCTACTGACGACGGTTTCATGTGGATCTACGAACAACGTCAGGAGGCCAGCCATGCGTAAAGCTAATCGAACTGAACCCGTTGATGCCTTAGGCAAGATCCAAGCATTGGCAGCCGCGGCCGGATACCTCGTTTCTACTGAACGCGAAACCCAGTTGTGCTTCGAGCTTATTGACCTGATTGAAGGGATCGCTAGCAAAGTGTTGGAGGACGAAAATGCCTAACACCTATATCTATCACACTGACTCAAATGTATTGCTTGGCTTGCAACGCTCCTTAGACCTGATGAATTGCACCCAACTGATCCTCAATAGTGGCGACAAGAAAATGCAAATGTACGTGCAGTCATTAGTTGATGTCGCTCAGGAGTTGACCCAGCAGGCGGTGAATGCACTGGATTTTGGTGAACAGCCACAGAACAAAGGTGAACAGGGGGTGTGCAATGGCTAAGAAAACTGAGCTGATGGCTGTTGAAGCCAAAGATCTGCAAGTTATCGAATATCGTGGGAAGCGTGTAGCAACCACAGAGCAGCTAGCGGCGGGGTATGGCACAACGGTGATCCGCATTCAGCAGAACCACACCCGTAATGCAAACCGCTTTGTTGTAGGTAAGCACTTTTTCAAAATCAGCGGAAATGAGCTGAAGTCATTCCGACTATCTTTAAGCGAGTCGGTTAATAAACATACAACCTCATTGATTCTCTGGACTGAACGCGGCGCCGCCAACCACGCCAAGATGCTGGAAACTGATCAGGCTTGGGAATACTACAACGACCTGACCGAGTTCTACTTTACTCAGCGTGATGCCAAGGCATTATCTGCACCAGTGGAGCTATCCAAGCTAGAAATCATTCAGCTTGCGTTGGAATCTGAAAAAGGCCGACTGGCGGAGAAAGAACGCGCTGATCATGCTGAGCGAACCAAAGGCCAGATTAGCCGCAAGCGTGAGGCCTCCGCACTCGGCAAACTGAGCGCCAAGAGTCGCCGCTGTAAGGAGTTGGAAGAAAGACTCGGTGAAGGTGTTAAACACGCGACCATCAAGAAAGTCGAGAAGGCTACGGGTGTAAAGGATACCTACAAGTTTGTTCCGCTACGTAAGTGGTGTCGTGATAACGGTATGGATGCAAAGGATGTCGTTGATGATCGCTGGGGAAGCGTGAAGGCTTGGCCTGCACAAGCATGGTTAGCAGTTTATAACATCGACCTCAACGTATTATTCGGGGGTAATCTATGAGCCACATCGAAAATGTTTTATCTCGAACTGACTTAGATAAAAAGAACATAGAGTCCCTGAAATATATTCGCCAGCATTCTGAAGCGGCTTACGATGGATTAATCTCGGGGCTTGGTGCTATGGGGAATGCCATATTTTGGGCTTGCGATAATGAAAATTATACCGAGTCGGAAGCAAAAGAGGACTTACGCGGTATTGGTGAAATGATGATGTATATACCCGGCATTATTGCAGCATTGAAATTCAATGCGGATGAAGCGGACTTTAATATTAAGGAACGCGATAAAACACCGAAACGCTAACGCCTATTTTCTTTTAACTATTTTCATTACGGACTCAGTCCGGGGTATCGCTCGGCCTGAATCCGGAGAGGTTCATATTATGAATAAAAACATTGAATCAAATCGTAAGCACATTGCTAATGCTTTTGTGGATTATTGCAAGCGCCGTAATTGCGGCCATTCCGTCTGTGTCGTTACGATCGGGCGCAAGCAGATTATCTTGGGTGACCTGACGGCCGACGGGGTGCATCGCTGCCTGAAGGACTGCTTTGAGGTTGAGTGCATCAAAAAATACGGAAAGGCAAGTAGCCAGAGTTTATTGGAGTCGACCTATCCGGGAATGTTGAATCAGGACAATACAAAGCTGACGCCAGAAGGGATTGAATTTATGTCATCGCTTATGGCTAACGCCGTCGAAATTGCATTAAAGGACCCGAAAGGCAATCACTTTGGATTGGAGATGTACTAATGAACAATATTATTCATGCCGAATTTGGAAAAAATAAAGCTGTCGGTAAATACCGTGTAGAGGCTACTGCGGATGGTATCAATATTATGCGCTCCAATCATAAGGGTATATTTGAGCACGTCGATTTAGTGCCATTTTACGATGTAATGCGCCGACTGGATGCTGGCGAATGGGAAGAAGAGATCTCGTTGTCATTCGACATTATCAAAGCATGGGGCAGTAGCCGAAAAAGCGCAACGGACAGTGATTTATTACTGCTGTGGCGCTGGCTGATTGCTACCGCATTTATACGTGAGCAGCGCGAGGAAAACGGCACCGAGCGGGTTGAATGGCGACCGGGCGAATTCAAGGACTGTGCAATTTATGTCGGCGAACAGGGCAGCATGAATCTCTATCCCCTAACCGAACGCTTGGCGATGGCGAATAACATCGAAGGGGCGCTGATTGAGCGTTTTGGCCCCGAGCAGGGTGTCAAAAATGCCATCGATTTTTACACGATGATGGTTGGTAACGATCGTGGGCTATCGAAGGTCGGGCGTGAAATATTGGCGGATTTGCACGATAGCTTCATTGAACAACTGAACCGTGAAGGTTTACCTACTGCGCCGACGGCTCATTAAGGAGGAAATATGAAACTCATTACCAAGAATTTTCGCCTGAATGCGCTGGCAAACCAATTCTCTACAGCCATCTTCGACCTTATCCGGCAGCAGAACGGCGGTGACTGGTTCACTGTTAATGCAGATGGACAGGATATCCATGTGGAGGTTATTGGTGGCGTTAGCGGAATACGTGATCTGGTGGATGCGTGTTTTCTCGCGGCTCTGAAAGATATTGGCTCTCAGTGGGAGGGGATCGCTATCAAATGGCTGGCGCAGTGCGTTGTTGATGGTGAATTGTCCGAGCGGGGCATTGAACTTTGGACATCCATGCGGGCGGATATGGGTGATTCAGTCGCCAAACGTGGAGGAACATTCCATGCGTAATATTGACCTGATCCGTGAGGTGACGGCTGCCGCCACTGATCGTTGGCCAGACATCCTCGGCTTTATCGGCGTAAGTGTCCCTGCGTCACCACGTACACATACGGCTTGCCCTGCGTGCGGCGGTAAAGACCGTTTCCGTTTTGATGATAACGGCCGTGGCTCTCACTTTTGCAACCAGTGCGGAGCGGGGGACGGCTTAGACCTGATAGCCAAGGTTAGGTGTTGCGATATCACAACAGCCGCGCAGCTTGCAGCTGATGCGTTGGGTATTGATTACCGGACAGCCGAAATTCCAGAAGTCATTAGCCAGAGAAAGAGCTTGCCAACACCCAAGGGACAAAAAAGCGCTTTGGAGCAAGAGCAGCACACCAAGTTTGCCGACCGCTATCGTAAGCTGGGGCAAAAGGTCACGTTCGGCAAAAGCCCGTATTTACAGGGCAAGGGGCTGGAGGGTTTTACTTTCTCTATTCTGCCTGATGGCGGTTTATTACTGCCATTACGTGATGAATCAGGCGAAGTTGTTGCGGCGCAGACGATTAGCCCATCGGGTGAAAAACGATTAATAGCGGGATCGGCTAAAAAGGGGAGCTTCTACACCATCAATGCCGTGGAAACCCCGCCGTGTATTTTGATTGCCGAGGGATTGGCGACAGCGCTAAGTGTTCATCTCATGCGCCCTGACGCCCTTGCTGTGGCCGCTATTGATGCAGGTAACCTGCTACCCGTCGCGCAGGTTTTGAGAGTCAGCCATCCTGACGCGCAAATTATTATCGCCGCTGATAATGATTTAGCCGAAGGTGCAAAGAACGTCGGGATCGAACACGCAGAAAAAGCGGCTCTTGCCGTGGCCGGATGGGTATCGGCACCGCCGACAGACAAAAAGGCGGACTGGGATGACTACCGCCAGCAACATGGGCTTGAAGCAGCCGCAAAAGCTTTTGCATCTGCCCTCTATCAACCTCAGGCGGATATTCAATCCGAACCCACTAAAGGTCACAAAGAGAACGATCTCAAGCCTTACGTGGATAAGCGCCGAGAGGGGCTGTACTGGATAGAGCCTAAGTTGGACAACAGTACGAATGAAATCCTCGAAAAGGAATCATGGCTATCGACGTTAGTCAACGTTGTTGGCGTTGGTGAGGATGATGCTGAGCGCTATTTGATACTGGCATGGACACCCGAGGGAACGGACAAAGAGCGTATTGAAGCCATCCCTCTGCGCGATATTGGCGAAAAAGAAGGTTGGGCAAGGATGAAGTCGGGCGGAATGCTGATCACTGCGAAAAGTGGTCTGCGTTCTCTCTTAGCCGATCACCTTCAACGTAGTGGCAACCGCGAACTGTGGTCTATCGCTAATGCGACAGGTTGGCAGTACGGCGCTTACATTATGCCGGATGCATCCATTATTGGGCGTCCTGAAAGGCCAGTATTGTTTAATGGTCGATCGGCGGCGGCGAAAGGCTACTGCGTAAAAGGTACGGTCGAGAGTTGGAAAGGCAGTGTTGCGAAGCTGGCTTATCGTAATCCATCAATGATGTTGGGCATTGCCTGCGCCTTGTCTGCACCGCTGATTGGTTTAGCGGGGGCTGATGGTTTTGGCGTTCATCTGTTTGGGGGCTCTTCTGCGGGTAAAACTACCACCGCAAATGCAGCCAGTAGTGTTTACGGTGAGCCTGATGCATTGAAACTCACATGGTACTCAACGGCGCTCGGCCTCGTAAACGAAGCCGCTGCACATAACGATGGTTTTATGCCGTTGGATGAAATCGGTCAGGGTGGCAACCGTCGTGCGGTGGCGGAATCGGCTTATGCCTTATTTAACGGTGTAGGGAAAATTCAAGGCGCTAAAGAGGGCGGAAATCGCGACCTTAAACGCTGGCGAGCGATGGCCTTTAGTACTGGGGAAATCGACCTCGAGAGCTACATTCGAGCCGATGGTGGGAAGATCAATGCGGGGCAATTAGTCCGACTCCTTAACGTTCCCATCAGTAAAGCGACAGAATTTCATGGCTATGCAGATGGTAAGGCGCATGCGGATGCGATGAAAGATGGGTATCAGAATAACTTTGGTGCCATTGGTCGGAAATGGATCGCATATCTTGCAGAGCACCATGAGCAGGCAGTGAAAATTGTCAGAGATTCTGAGCGTCGCTGGTTGTCATTATTACCCCCTGAAGCGAGTGAGCAAGTTCGACGTGTTGCGAGTCGCTTCGCCATTCTGGATGCCGCATTGCGTCTGTCCTCCGATTTAACGGGGTGGGACGAGTCCGTAAGCCACGATGCATTGCTGCATAGCTTTAATGCGTGGGTTAGTGAGTTTGGCATGGGTAACCGCGAAGCCAAAGCATGGGTTGAGCAGGCCACTGCATTTCTACAGCAGTTTGGTTTGAGTCGGTATTTGCCTTACCCAGACTCTGATCCGCGAGATTTACCCATTAAAAACCTTGCAGGGTACCGTGTCACGAACCGTGTGACGGATGTTATCGCTTTCCACACATGGCCAACGGTATTCAAGGACGAAATAGCGGCGGGTGCTAATTACACGGCCTTTGCCCAAGCGTTGGCAGATGCGGGAATGTTGGACAAGCCCAGCAAAGGCATCAGTAAAAAAACACTTAGCCACGGGGGGAAACAATGCCGGTTCGTTGTGTTGAGTTTGCCCATTGATGATTCAGATGATGAGGAGAATGACTAATGACCGCACATATTGCCGCACATGGACGCCTTGTGTCTGACGTGCAATCAAAGGCTACAACCAATGGCAACTCAATGGCGTTGGCGCGTATGGCCGTGTCGCTACCTTGCCATGCCGCTGATGATGGGCAGTCCACATTCTGGCTTGCTGTCACCGCCTTTGGCAAACAGGCTGATTTCTTAGCTAAACATGGAAAAGGCGACCTCATTAGCGTTTCCGGTTCAATGAATATCAGCCAATGGACGGGGCAGGATGGGCAAGTGAACACCGGGTATCAGGTACTGGCGGATTCTGTAATCAGCGCAAAAACAGTGCGCAGTGGTGGTAGTCGTCGCCAGTAAGAGACATGGCGGCCTGAGTGCCGCCTTATCGAATCTGAATATAGGGTGTGCAAAATGACAACGGAACAGAAAGACGAAATCTTGCGCCTCAAACGTGAGGGTAAGGGCTATAAAACGATATCTCGGCTCACCGGCATTAATATCAACACAGTAAAAACAACGTGTCGCCGTTCAGGGCTTTTTCGTGATAACCCTGAACATGAGGTGCTCTTTACTATTCCTGAGAGAAAATATAGCACGGCGGTTGGGATGACTAAGCCTCTGCCACCACAACGCACAATCACTGGGCATAAACAGACGGATGCTTATTTATGGATATTGGATGTGATTAAGACAGGAGAGCCTTCGCATATTGAGTCGGCAGAAGAAGCCCTGAAGAAATTGACCATTTCACCAAAACAGGCACAGGAAAGGTACACGCATTATTTGCAAAGCCAAGGTGCTGGCTGGACTTCGGTATTTTCTACCCTATGGATGGATGATCCTCAGCACTATATCAATATTGCGAAAGAGCAGCTCAAAAGCGTTGGCGATGTCCGCGGCATTTTTGGCAGTCTTGATGCCGCCTTTGATCCTGTTGGTGCGGAACATCTCATTGAAGCTAAATATGGCCCATGTCAGGACATATATTGCGACATTATGTCTGAGAAGCGGAATAAATATACCTTCACCGATGTCTTACCCGAGCCTTTTACCCTGAGTGATGCCGTGCGAGAAATCCTGTACTGGGATTGGCTGGCATCGATGCGTGCCAGTGCCCATAAAGAGCTTTATCCGGACGAATACACCCTCGAACAGTCACATTTATGGGATCGAGAAGAATACCTCGTTATGTTACTTGAGAAGATAAAACCCATAAGCCGTACCGAAGCGTTTGAAGTGCTTAAATGGTATCTGGAATATCCAAGATATCAGGATCTGGGGGCAGATAAAGACGGGGTTTATCTTAACCTTATTGGCATGCACGAGGCGGCTTAATAATGTTAATTGCAATAAATGCAATAATATTAAGTTGTGTTGCGTTTTATGGGATAATAAGACATCAGAAATCCCCATAGGGTATTGCTATGAAAATCGAAAATGCGTTAAAGCACTTTGGGCCTAAAGGGATGAATATTACCGGCATGTCTGGCGGGACATCTCCCGATCGCATCACGGGCACCGACCTGATGGCGGCGATGGGCATGGCGGAAGCGAGAGCCAGCTTTGGTATGGCGGCTTTCCTCGGAAAAAGTGGTATCAGTGCTCGAGATAAGATCCGCACCGTTGAAGAGTTGAGCAAGTACGCTTTGCGTCATGCGCCGAAACTGGTTGTTAAATCTGCAGGTAACCGGTTAGGGCAGTGCATGGTTCTTCTTGCAAAGCTCGCCTTTGAAGAATATGCCCGATCGGCAGCTTCAATGTCAGAATGTGATGAGTGCAAAGGTGAGGGACTCATCTATAGCTACCAAGATGTTGTGAAACATCCCGGCATCACGAACGCCGATGGCGAAGTCGTTTACTCTCCTTCAATCAAGCGAGAGCGAGTAGGTGTGCTATGCAAGCATTGCAACGGTAAAGGCAAAATATCTCAACGCTGCCGCTGTCATGGTACGGGAAGGGTACGGGATTTAGAGAAGTCAGCACTGCTTGGCCGACCAATAGATAAAACGTGTGAGCGCTGCTCTGGAAGGGGATATAAACGTACGCCAGCCTCTAAAGCCTACAGAGCCATTACAGCATATGTTCCCGAATTGCAGGAAAGGACATGGAATCGTAATTGGAAGCCTTACTTTGAGGCGCTGGTGGCAAAATGTGATATTGAAGAGAGTTATGCGGATAGCGTGTTTAACGAAGTGACTCGTTAGACACTGTTTGGAAACGATAGCGACAAATTAAGACATAAAACTTGCATTTTGTCCGAAGCTGGTTTAATTTGGCTAAATAGTGGGAATTTGTATCGTTTATCCACTCGCAATCATTTGAACCCGCCTAGTGCGGGTTTTTTTATTGTCATTGTCGTACTTATCCGAAAATAACGCTTAGTTATTGTAATGAATTATCTTATATGGTTATTATTCCGCTGCTGTAGCGAGCTAGCGTAGGGATGAGCGTCGTTATCATTGGTGAAAGCCAATTTATCAGCTCGTTACAGCGCCGCGCGTCCTAACCGCCACTAGCTCAGCAGGATAGAGCCGATGACCATATAAGTTGTAGGTGCGAGGTTCGAGGCCTCGGTGGCGGACCAACTATATAAATGGAAATATGGAATGAAGTCATCTAAAGATCTGTATGTATTCTTAGGAATTTGTGTTCTGATGATGGTGTTCTATTTTTCTATGGTTTTGTTCTATGAATAAGTCAGCATATCAATCAGCGAAGAAGGGGTAGCCCGGAGCGTTTGGTATGCTGCACAACTGCATGAGCCATCTTCATATAGCACCGAATACAGGTGCGCGTCTTTCAACCAGTGGAGATGGCTCAGCCGATTGTGTTGATGCTGTATTTCAGGCAGCCACAATATAGAACAATAGTAATATAAAGATTAATGATGATGTAAATGCCGTCATCCCTGTAAGCCATTCACTAATGAAAATGCTCATATCTACCTTTCGATGCCTCTGCAAATCAGTTATATTTTGATACAAATCATAAAGTGTTTTTTTTCAAAATGACATTTTGTTTTTATATATTTTATTGAATTAATATCAGGTAATGGCCTTCGAATAACTGATATGATCATTCATGTGACTTTATTTTCTGCAATACGTAATTCTCTACTTTATGGTTTTATCTCCTGATAGGATACTTATGATGGCTTCATGATATAAACATCCTGAAGTGTGAGTGTCTACTACCACATTCCAAATACCATCATACGGAACTTCAATTATCACAGGGAAATGGCTAAAAAATCCACCGTGATAATCAGCCCAGCTATCTCGGCAAAAGTGGTCGTAATGTTTTTCATTAATTAATAGAACGTTAGCTGGCTCGGAACATACCACTTTAACGTAGGTATTGGCTGTAAGATAGAGTTGAGTCAGTTTCATTTGATGGATCTCTATTGGTAAAAAAATCCCACTGCGATCCGATTCAACACAGTGGGGAGACCAAAAGTTTATAGTCACAACAACAGGGAACCTTCCTACTTGAAAAGATGCCAATACCTATAAATGGTTATCTATGGCGGCACAATAGGTGATTCATAAATTTTACTGAATAATTGATCGTAGTCATTAATTGGTTTGAATGATTTAAAAACACGATAGCATTATTGTGCTGCTAGCTTTCCTTATAGTGAGGTAACAGGGGAGTTTGTTGATGTGCCGCTTAGTGTGGCCTCAAAAGTGCTTATGCTTAATGCTTTTATTGATTCCAGCTTGACGCAAACCGAGCTGGCTAATCGCATGGGTGTCAAGAAACAAGAGATCACCCGGTAAAGCATGCGACTAAAATCGATGCGATTCAGAAAGCTATGCAGGCTCTTGGTAAGAGGTTAGAGCTCCAAGTCATTTAGCTGTTAGGTTCAAGCAAAGGCTACCTTCGGGTGGCCTTTTTCATATGTAGCGCCCAGCCAACAACCATCCACACACAAAACACTTTCTAGCTGAGAGTGGTTACGGCTGGGCGCTATTCACTACATAACCCCGCCTCGCTGGTGGAGGTGAAGGATGAAAAGAATGTACACACGTGCTGCCGATAACACCTTGCTTGCTGGTGGGCTTTCGTCATGGCTATTCAGCCTGATTAATTTCTTCTCACCCAGCGAGTGGATGGTTGTCGGCATCATTGTTGGCATTTTTTGCACTCTGGCTGGCCTTATTTCGGGAATTTATTTCCGCTGCCGCCGTGAGCGCTTATTGCGTGAGTGGATTCAAAGCCGTCAGGTGATAGCAGCTGCGCCGGTGAATGAAGAGCTGGAGATGCTGGAGCGTGATTGATGGGGACTAAAACCAAACTCAGCGCTGCAGTTCTAGCATTAATTCTCGGTGGGGCTACAGCTGACAAAATCCTTGATCAGTTTTTGGATGAGAAAGAGGGCGTTCGAACTATCGCGTATCAGGATGGGCGGGGGATCTGGTCAATATGTCGTGGATTGACACGTATTGAGGGGAAACCAGTCACTCAAGGGTTGAAGCTTTCATACAGCCAGTGCAAACGTTATGACGCCGTAGAACGTGATAAAGCCATCGCTTGGGTTAAGCGCAATGTGATCGTGCCACTATCCGAGCCAGCAATCGCGGGTATCGCTTCTTTTTGTCCGTATAACATCGGTCCCGCTAAATGCTTCCCCTCTACGTTTTATAAGAAGTTGAATGCCGGTGATCGTATTGGTGCTTGCGCCGAGATCAAGCGCTGGATATTCGATGGCGGCAGAGATTGTCGGATTAAAGCAAATAATTGCGCGGGGCAGCCGGTGCGAAGAGGGCAGGAGTCGGAGCTTACTTGCTGGGATATTGATAAATGAATACTAGATCAGCGATCACCATCGCAGTTGTAGCTGTTCTTGCTTTTGGTACCTATTACTACCACGACAAATACCAAGAGCAAACCGAAGCAATTGAGCATCTGCAGGGGGAGATTGATGGACAATCTTCGATCATTGCTGGGCAGTCTTTGCAGTTTAATCGCTTTAATCAGATAGCGGCAGCAGCGGGACAGTATGGCGTGACAGTCCAAGCCAAGGCGCAGGAGAAAGAAATTGAATACCGCAAGATTATTGAGAAAGAGCCAACCTGTGATCTGCTTATCCCTGCTGATATTGCTAGCGGGCTGCTCGGGTACACACACCGTTTACGTGCCACGGCCTTGCACGCCGGTACCGGCAACATTAACTCAGATGGTAGTGCCACCGTTGCCCCCAGCTCGATAACGTATTGTCAGGCTGTTCTGTGGATTAGGCCGCTATTGGCAACTATCGATCAGGCCAATAATCAATTAAGCTCAATTGAACGGTTGAGGTGACTCATCCAGTAGGTGTTTTCTTGTGATAGAATTAATATCTCGATATATGGAGATGTTATGTCACAGAAATTATCATTGGAAAATAATGCACGGCATGAAGCTGGGCATTGGATATCTGGGTGGGTGCTTGGTAAGGCAAGTTTAGATATTGTTCTTGTTGTGCCTGGTAATGGAAACGGTGATAGCTATTGCGATCGCGAACCTCACCCTGACTTTTTATCCTTAGACGGAATTAATAAACACCTATCCGAGCGGATTATAAATCTATTAAGTGGTGCTAAGGCAGAGAGTTATAATGGATTTGTCTTCAATCAAGATATGTTTAATTATTTAATTTCTGACTATGCTGGGGCTTGGCCTGATTATTTTATAGCTGGGGAGCTTTTCAGATATTATTATCGTACAATTCCTTCAGGTTCCAGAGATAGTTACCGTGAGGAATGGGAAAAGCTGCTGACTGCTACAGAGAAACTTATTGTTTCTAATTACCCATTTATTTCAGAGGTGGTTGCTAGGGTGCAGGAAATAAGTAAGCAGCCCGGACAAAAGATTGTTCTCAAGAAGGACGAGTTAGTTGCTTTATATAGCCGGTGCTAGATTACAATGACTATTTCTCTGATGATGGATGCTGGAGTTAGCTAGGTGTTTAGGTATTCATCAACACTATAGATAAGTAGCGAGTGTTCAAATAGTGTATTCTGTCATTTGCTTGTTACTAAAATGGAAGCGGGAAAATGAAAGAATACTTGTTAGTTTGGGAGTTCTATTCAAAGGACTGGAGTCTTTTAGGAAAGGGTAATCACATACTTAGTGTTGGGCATGATGAAATGTTTGAGGATTCCTTAGCTGAATACTGTGAAAGGATGGCAAGCATCAGAAAATCAAGTAAACAGTATTTCATCATTAGTAATTGCATACTGATATAGTTTAATGGAGGCAGTATGAGACATTGCCCTGAGTGTGGTTCATCTTCTGTGGTGAAAGATAAAAAACGAGGAGGTTGGACAGGCGACTATATCTGTGAGGATTGTGGATACAATAATTCTCTGAACGAATTTTTTTCGGAAACTGAATATAAGATGAGAAAGAAAGCAGGAACCTTGCCAAATAATGAAACTCAATAGCTAGGTTCTAATGCTATCGCCTCAATTTTGAAGATTTCAATATGTGATTATTAACCTCGACATAGTTCGGGGTTTTTCTATTTGAGGCTACGAATGAAAGGTCTACGAGTCTACGGAAGCAAATGGGATAGAGCGCGGAAAGAATTCCTGCGGCTGTACCCACTCTGTGCCATGTGCAAAGAGCAAGGCGTGATTAGCGCGGCGACCGTTGTCGATCACATTGTGCCTCACCGTCTAAAGCTAGCGATTCATTCAGGCAACCGTGAAGAGATAGCCAAAGCGCAAAAGCTTTTTTGGGATCGTAAGAACTGGCAAGGGCTCTGTACCAGCCATCACAGCTCGACCAAGCAACGCATGGAGAAACGGGGGCATGCTATCGGATGTGACGAGGATGGGCTGCCGATTGGTGCTAACAAGCACTGGGGAGGGGCGGGGTAAGAGTTCACCCCTCTCACGCTAAATGACCGCCGCTTGTGCTTTGTGTGCACAACCGCGAAATGAAAAGTTTTTTTCTGGAGGGAATTATGGCCGGAAGACGCCCAAAACCCACTCACTTAAAAGTGGTCACAGGCAATCCGGGCAAACGAAAACTCAACGAGAAAGAACCTCAGCCAGCAAGAGAAATTCCTAGCCCTCCAGCACATTTAACGGACTGGGGAAAAACAGCGTGGGGAAGAATGACGGTGCTGTTGGATGGCATGGGGATTTTAACCGTTGCAGATACGTTTGCTCTTGAACGTCTCTGTGATATTTACGCCGATATTCTACAGCTAAGAAACACCATTACTGATGAAGGACGCACTTATACCGTTCAGACCGAAGGTGGATTTCTTATTAAGGCAAACCCTGCAGTTTCCATGCTCGCTGATGCCGATCGGCGCTTTAAAAGTTATTTGGTTGAATTTGGGTTAACCCCAGCTGCGCGTTCAAAGGTACAGGTTAATGGTGGAGAAAAAGAAAAAGACCCGCTCGAAGAGTTCTTCGGTACTTGA